TCAAATGCCCTTACAACGTGAATAATCATGTTGGCTATTTGTTAGCGGGCGAACTACCCAGCAAATACAAATTGCAGGTTCACGGATCGATGGTGGTTGCTGGCTTCGATAGCTGGCATTTCATGAGCTACTTCCCAGGGCTAAAGCCGCTTATCATCAAAGTTGAGCGCGACGAGTACACGGAGAAAGTAGATGAAGCACTGAAAGCATTCGCTGAAGAGTACGGCATTAAGCGCCCGCTAATCATCGACAAAATCACTTACTAATGGATCAACAGAAAATGGTTTGCGCGGCTCTTCTTAACACCCTTACAAGACTTACCCTAACACCCTCAGAGATTAAGGTGCTCTTAGCTCTGCGGGTGCATGGTGTACTTAGGATGTCAGAGCTAAAAGTGAGGGCGGGATTCAACTCGACACCACAGGCACTAATGGCGAGGCTTATATCAAGCCGCCTAATCGACAAATGCCGACACATAGCAGACCAAAACGGCAACGGACCAGTCCACAAATACACAATCAACCCAAACGGGTTAATTGCGATAAATAAAGCAATTCGCCCAATATATAAACAAAACTAAATCATGAGCGATACAAGAGCACCCGCAGCCAACGCCACAACCAGCGCCTAATATGGACGAGGAATGGACTGATGAATACGAAGTACGTTTTTCTGAATTGTAACGGAAGTAAATCATGAAAATAACACTACACATACCACCACCCAAAGGCACAGCCCAGCAGCAAAAGACAGTTGCAAGGGGCAAGTTCGTCAGCAAATACGATCCTCCAAACGTCAAAGAGATGAAGCGGATATGGACAAGCCAGTTAATCCCCTATAAGCCGCTTGAACCGCTAAAGGGCGCTTTATGTATGCAAGTGCTCTTTGCTTATCCTTACCGCAAAGCTGACGCCAAGAAAGCGCAAGGACGAGACATCTGGAAGGGCACTTCGCCAGATTGCGACAACCTGATTAAAGGACTTTCGGACATCATGGAAAAGCTAGGTTTCTTCTCAAACGATGGGCAAATAGCATCGCTCGCAGTGAATAAAATATGGGCTGACACTCCATGCGTTGAAATAGAGCTTGACGAATTAACCGACAATCGGCAGCTTCTAAAAAGCATCCCGTTTTAGGTATTCGGTTTGTTTTCTTGTTCACATTTGTTATCATAGTTAAGGCGCTGAGGGTTATTCCTCAGCGCCTTTTTTGTGCCTTCATCAAATAAAGTTTGACGCGCACCGCCTGACGTGTATTGTCAAGGCATCGAAGGAGTTGACGCTTATTTCGTAATAATCTCAACATAGGGGACCCCCCTATTTTGCCGCATCGTGATTCCGTCAACTCTCACGATGCGGCATTTTTTTGCCATAACACTAATTGAAATTATGTACGAAATCAATAAATGGGATGAGCGTTTTGAAACGGCTCACACTCGAAAACGGCAAAGGCTGGGCTGGTATATGGCCCCTTCTGGGACTGACTCAAAAGGCTATCGTAAGCTAATGAGGAACGGCAAAGAGGGAATTACTGCACTTGGTGTGTTCTCTGCGCTATGTCAATACACCGCTACATTGCCTAAAGAATTGCGAGGAATGTTGGCTAATTCTGATGGCTCACCGATGGATATTGAAGATATTTCAGAGATAACCCGCATGGAAGTGGCAGACATACGGCACGCTAGTGGCATGTTAGTGGCATGTGGCTGGCTAACCCTTATGGATAAAGGAATCTGCCAAGACATGCCACCAATCTGCCACTCATCTGCCAACTTTACCCAAGGAGAAGGAGAAGGAGAAGGACAAGAACAGGGAGAAGGAGAAGGAGAAGTTAAAACTCCCCCCTCTAAAAAATTCATCAAACCTACCACAACTGAAGTTCACCATTATGGTCAAACGCTAACTCCCAAATTCAATGAACCTGAGAACTTTATGGACTTCTACGAATCGAAGGGTTGGATGGTTGGAAAGAATAAAATGAAATGTTGGAAAGCTGCCGTTAGAACGTGGAACCGAAAGAGCGACCCCAAGCAACAACCTAAACAACAAGTAAACTATGGAATCTAATCAACTACCCGCATCACTCGACGCTGAGAAATCAATCATTTCCAGCATCATCCAAGACCCTGCAAACAATCTAGACCGAGCCATTGAGCTTGGCGTAACAGAAGAATGGTTTCATGGATACGGCACTCGCACAATGTGGGAACTACTTTCTAAAAAGGGTGTTGCTGGTCAATCGCTTGATCTTGTTAGCCTCAACGCAACACTGACCGACCTAGGATTACTTGCCAAAATAGGCGGCCCATCAGCACTTGCAGAATTGTACTCATACGCAACAAACGATGCACATTTCGAGTCTCACATTGAGATCATCAAAACAAAGTATGCAGCGCGGCAAATACTCAAAGCCGTATCTAGCACGCGAGACAAGGCTTACAGCGTGTCCGATGGAGAATCGCTACAAGATACACTAGAAACTCTTTCAGAGCCTGTCAGCGCGATATATGAGCTTGTAAACGGCAAATCTAATCGTGCGGTGGCTAAGGTATTAGTAAAAGACTGGCTGGAAGCGTATAAAAGACGAATGAAAGGCGAAGAAACCACAACTATTCCTTGCCGCATGTCTGGCTTAGAGCGTCTTTATGGCGGCCTAATCACACCTGCGTACATGATTGTTACTGCATTGCCTTCATCTGGTAAGACTGCCTTCCTGACTCAAATCATGAACGGAGCCTGTGAAGGTGGACACAAATCTATGTTTTTCTCAATGGAGATGACAAAGGAGACTTTGACTGACCGTGCACTGATAAATGAATCAGGCTTGCATGGTGACATCATCACGAAGCCTCACCTATACAAGCCGAGCAAGGGCGACTTGATACGCATCAAACACGCTGCCGAACGTCTAGCAGGGTTTGATTTAGTGGTGCACGAGGAACCAGCTATGCACGTCGATAAGCTTTGCGCGTTAGCTAGGTCAGAACATAGGCGCTCACCTTTATCTCTAATCGGGATTGATTACGCCCAACTCATGAAAGGCGGTAGGCAGAAAGGCGACACACTAGAAACCATGTATGCAGACATCTCACACAAGCTCCAAGCATTACAGAAAGAATTGAAGTGCACTATTATAATTCTCTCTCAGACATCAATAGACCAGCAAGGCAACGTATCGACTAAGTACGCAAAAGTATTTGAAGACGATGCTGACCTATGGATTCACATCATCCGTCAAAAGGGGCAAGAGGATGTTGAAGACGTTGTAGTAATGAAGTGCAGACACCACGGACACAACGGCAAGAAGTTAGGAATGACGCTGAATAAACCTATTCAGATGTTCCAAGATTTACCTTATGAGCAAGGGAAACAATTTTAACACTTGCCAAGCAATCACGATTAAGCGACATTAAGTAGCAATGAAACAACTCCCTTTGATTAAACTCCCTGATATAGTCACCGTGGCCTGTGCTCGTAACCGACTAAAAAAGTGCGGGGACAGGTGCTACACTCTAAGATTTACGATAGACCAAGGTGTTAAATTTGTCGGAAAGCGGATTTCAATTAGCCTAGAAACGAAAGACATCGTGCTAGCTGAAAAGGTGGCTGCCATTTGCTTAGGATCACTTAAAAAGGGCGGTTTCAGATTCTCAGCCGTTAAGTTTAGCCAGCCTGAGCCAGATCACGACAACATGGCTTTGCTCGATTGTGTGACTGATTTGATGGATGAGGTTGACCAAGAGACTGCAAATCTTATTCAAGCAGCAATCAACAAATCTAAGTCACGCTGAAGCATTCCGAGCAAACAGCCGTTTAAACTATAGTCTCGACAAATAGAGCACTAGGCACTTTAAAATAAAACCACAAGCATGATGGAAGAACGCAAAAACAAAGGGGGAAGGCCTCCATCGTATAACCCTGAATTAGCTCAAACTATCCTACTCAGGATGTGCGAAGGTGAATCACTAAGGTCAATCACGAGAGAGGATGCAATGCCGTCTTTCACTACTGTTCATAAGTGGGTTATAACTAACGAAGATGGGTTTACTGAGCATTACGCCCGCGCGAGAGAGATCCAAGCTGCTAACTATGCTGAGCAAGTGGTTGAAGAATCAATCAACGCTCTAGTGGTTGCTACTGGTGAACCTGGAACTGGGGAAGCAGGCGCAAGGGTGATGGCTAAGAAGCTGCACATTGATTCTCTCAAGTGGATTGCTGGCAAGTTAGACTCTCCAAAGTGGGGACACAAGACGGCGACAGAAATAAGCGGTCCAGACGGAGGCGCAATCCAAACCGAGACCAATCAGATTGAGTTGACCGATGAACTCAAGGCCGAGCTGCACAAGATCGCAGACATCAGCGCAAACATGGTGAAACCTAGTGGATTAGACTAATGAGGCAGCCAAGCAAAGAGCGCGGGTGTGATGGCAAAATGAAACTAGGCAAGAATCCATTCAAGAAAGCAAGGAAGATGGCGATTAAACACGGCAAGAAATACGGCGTTTATAATTGCCGCTATTGTCTAGGCCAGCACCTCACTACTAAGCTGAAAACTAAAAATGAGTATGCACCTCTTGTCTACATCACAGAATAATGAATCTATCCTTTGCACAAATGGCAACGCTCGACGGCGTGAGGCTCTATCCTAAGCAAGCCGAAACCCTCAATGCTGTAAGCATGGGATGGCCTACGTCTCTAGTCGCGTGCAATGGTGCAGGAAAGACAGCAATCGTGGCGCGTGAGGCTGTGAAGGGGTTCTTTAAGCGGCATCCTCAAGGCAAGCTAGTTGCTACAAGCGGATCATTTAACCAGCTACAAAACCAGCTATGGCCTGCTATCGGTACAGGAATGCCGAAGGGCGTTGTGGTGTTGAATGGGGCAAGTCCATGCACTATCCGCACACCCGAGGGCGGGAAAGGCGTAGGATTCTCAACCATTAAACCCGAACGTGCTGAAGGTTGGCATCCTACAATTAATCCTGAAACTGATCCTGTGTTCATCCTGGTTGACGAATCAAAAGGCGTGCCAGATGAGATATTTGCCGCATTTGATCGGTGTACGGTCAAATATACGCTTTATATCTCCTCACCTGGTCAATCTACTGGCCGCTTCTTCGATACTCACCACAGTCTAGGAAAGTATTTCTATGCTGTGAAAATGTCGTCTTACGATTGCCCGCACATATCAAACAGCAAACGAGAGCGCGATAAGGAGATACACGGAGAGGACTCCCCCGTATTTAGGTCTATGCACTTGGCTGAGTTTACAGATCTAGACTCTAATGCAATCTTGAGCCTAGGAATACTTAGGCGAGCAATCGACAATCCACCACACCTTGACACCAAGGGGGAGAGGGTTGGATTTTTCGATTTCGCGGCTGGGGGCGATGAGAACGTATTTTTTCTGCGATGTGGCAACCAACTTAAACTGATCGCAGCTTGGAGGGATAAAGACACAGTTCAGGCAGTTCGTAAATTCATCAGGTTAGCAAGAGAATTAGGGTTAAAGGCATCTGAGTGTTGGGGTGATGCAGACGGATTAGGTAACGCAATGGTGAAGCAGTTCCATGATGAACATTACTTCATTAATTCATTCAGAGGGGGGATGGCCCCAACTGACACAGTAGGGGATGAGCCAAAAGAATACTCCAATATGATTAGTGAGGTTTGGATTCTTGGGTGCAGAAAAATATCTAAAGGGCTGATCCATCTTGGAGAGTTGGACCCAATAACGCAGCGACAACTAACCACTAGATTCATCGAATGGGACAGCAGAGGATGTGTAAGGGCTGAACCTAAACCTAAAATGGCAATAAGGGGAGTCAAATCGCCAGACAGAGCTGACGCGCTACTTGGCGCTATAATGTGTGGCGCTCACATGAGCGGAGCCATCACAGCTCACACAGTAGCAGGCATGAGGATAGAAGATTCAGTGATGGAAATTGACAGTGTTGAGTTTTAATATCGCTTTTTAACGATTAGAGCTTGCAATGTTTTAGGCGTGGACATATAAGAGG